CTTCAACCGTGCCGCCAACGCCTTGGTGACAATCTCCCGTTGCGCTATGGCGGGATCAACCTCCGGGGCGGCGGGGGCAGTCTGCCCCGTAGAAGTTGTGGCACGCGTGCCCGTCGTAGGTGCCGCCGCTGGTGCCGGTGCTGGTGCCGGTGCTGGTGCCGGTGCTGGTGCCGGTGCTGGTGCCGGTGCTGCCTGTGTCACAGTGGCCGGGTCAACCCAGCCCGGAACCTGCGGAACAGCCCCCTCGTAGAACCCCGTGTCCGATTGCCAGTTGAGCGCCGCCTGAGCCTCCGGCGCCAACGCCTGATAGGAGGCTGTCTGTGGCAGGTTTATGTTCGATGGCTGCCAACCGCCCAGCCCCTCACCAGACCGCAGAAACACATTCGGGGTGACATTCTCGGCGCGGTAATCAATGTTCGGGTTATACCCGCCCATTATTTGCTCTCTGAAGATGCGCTCAGCCTCAGCCTGTAAACGCTGCGGCCCCGCCCAGTTCAGTTCATCGGCCGTGGGCACATGCGGCTCGTAACCGGCTGTCCCCTCCATCTGCTGGTTTGTCAGATTCCACTGTCGGCCAATGTCACCCAGCGGATCAGTGTCTGTCGGGGCCTTAGCCATGTAGTACGGGTCCCCCGCATAACGTGTCGCCAAAGCGTCCTGAATGCTCTGTATCGCAGTCGCCTCAACCTCGCCTTGCCTGCCAGCCTGCCACGCTTCCTGCCACTCAGTCGGATCAAAGTCAATGTCTACATTCGTGCGCTGCCCCTCAAACTGCGGCTTGATCGGCTTACCGGTAATAACATCAATAGCCATCAGCCCAACGCCTCCCGAATCTGCGCCGCCATCTCAGCCTGCGACTGAGCGCCCCCCAACGTGGACTGGAACCTCTGACCCGCATACGTCCCATATGCGCTCAGATCCTGCAACGCCAACTGCATCAACGCATCCTGAGTTGCCTGACGCTGCTGCGTCCGCTGACGCTCATACACCGCCATCGCCTCAGCCAACGCCTTATTCCTGATCCCCGAATCCTGCAAACCCCGACGAGCCATCCCCGCCTCAATCTGCGGCGTCTGCTTCCCATACGCCTTCGACATGTCAAACAGGTTCGTGTTCAAATCCCGGTTGACCCCCTGCCGCTTATACGCCGTGTTAGACAAAGCCGTCGACAGCCGCTGAGAAGGCGACGTGCCATAAGGGTCCGACACATTGTACTGGGCGAAGGGATCAAAGGCCATCAGTTAAAAACCTGCCCCGCTATAATAAGATCGTCATCCGCTACAACAACATTTATGGTAACCGCGCCACTTGTTCCACCGCCACTGATCGCAACACCCGCGGTGACAGCCGAAATGTCCCCCGTGGAAACCTGATCTACACGCTGAGTAATCCTTGAAGGCATAATCGCTCCTAACCGAAGTAGGTGACATCAACAGTGCTATCTGACGACACCCGAATAAACTTCACATCAGACATGTCGTCCTCATACAAATCCAACACACTGTAAGGATTCAAATAATGTCCCACACTCGCCGTGGGGGTGCCCCAACGAACCCTGATCGGTTCCGCACCATTGGTAACCATTGCCGCCACAGCCCCAGTCGCAGCAGTAATACCAATGGCGGTATTGGACACCGCCACCTGTTCGTCACCGACCGCTGACCCGTACTCTGATGCTGATCTCCTAATACCCATGTTTACTCCTACGGCTCCAACGCCGTGACGCGGGCCTCTAAATCGTCCAACTTCTGCTGGATCTTCCTCAACTCGTACTCAATAGGCCGTGCGTTCTCTCCCCGCATTCGACGCGTCGGCTTATACACAACAGCCACTACGCCGCCCCCTGCTCCGCATGCCACTCCAAATGACGATGCTGCCACTCACGCACAGAACGCACATCCTTGCTGATCTCAGATATGTCAGTACCAATAGCGTCAAGGCGAACCTGATTCGCCGCGTGCTGCGCCGTGTTCTCACGGCGATACTTGGATGCGACTACCGCAAAGACGCCGCTTATGAGAGCGGCGGCTATTAGCCCTGCGAAGCCGATCCATTCCATCAGGAGCAACCGCTCGTTTCACCACACATCGGGCACACCAGACATGAGCCTGCGCGTTGCATGGGCGCTGCACAAAAAGGGCACGCTGTACCACCTATTTGTATGGTGCAGGCGGGGGCGGGGGTTTCTAACACAGTTTCGGTCATTCGGCCGCTTCTTCAAGCGCCGCCAAGCGGGCATCCTCAATCACCTGATCGGGCGGGTTGAACGGCCACACAACCTCAGACACACGACTGTACACCGATGGCAGATCCCTGAGAGCCTGCCTGTAAGTGCGCCATTCCTCAGCGGTGTGGTCACCCAAAGCAGCGTCCCCGACCTGTGTCCAGTCCGTGGAGCGCAACAGGCTGTCACGCTGGGAGCGGACCATCCTGAGGTCTAGGTCAGCGGCCTCAGCCTGTGCCTCCAGTTCTGCTTCTTCTTCTGGTGTGAGGTCGATGTAAACATTATCGACTACTTTTTGTCTTGGCATGATGCGCCTCCTAAGCGCCATTGATTCCGTAGAGAACGATGCTGGTGTATTGCTGAAACTGCGGTGACGACAGCGGCTTGACCCTGATCTGGTCGATTGCGTCAAGGCTGCCGAACAACCCAGCGGTCAGTCTCAAGTACCACTCGTCGTCGGTAGTGGAGTCGTTCGGCACGACCGACTTGACGAAACACTGTTTGAAGTTCGATGTGTTCGCGTAATGGGGAATCCACATGGTCGTAGTGGAAAACGTGTCAGCCAGAGCCGAATCAGACGCCATCATGGAAATGACATCACCCACCGCCGACGAATCTTCATTACTGCTAGTCACCGTGGCGGTGGATGCGTTCAGGTAGGTGTTGGAATACGGCGTGGAATCGCCGTTGAACCGAAACTCCAGATTGTTGTAATAAGCAACCTTGTCGTCACGGGCCGAGACTGTCAGGTACAGGTGGTCATAAGACGACGAGATGCTGGTGAATGTGATGCTGGCCTCAGCACCAGTCAGCGTTGTCTCGTCAATCACGTTCCAGCAGGCCATTACGAGGACTTCAATCCGTAGAGGGTGAACTCAGAACCACGCACAAGATTCCCGTTAGCGCCAAACACTTTCACCGCCGTGATCCTCTCCGTCTTATCCCACAACATGCTGCCCCACACCGCCCCCTGAGAGTAGGCAACAGTACCGCTTGTCGCCACAGCAGCCAAATACGAGAGCGTCGTGTTCTTCGTTGTTGAGGCGTAGTCCAGAATGTCGAAGATCAAACCCGCATAGTTGGCCGCATCCACAAAGTTCGTGGTCGGTGAATGGACTGTGTAAGAGTCCGTCGGCATAAGAGCACCTGCCGTAGTCCCTGTTCCGAACATCGAATGGCTGTTGTCACCTGCGGCGCTCGCTGCGGCTGTCGTGGTCAGGTAGACTTTGAGGTTGTCGGTCCCGTAACCCGTTCTGGTAGTCTTACAACTACACCGTAGTTGCAGATGCTCATACGTCGCAGGAATAGACGAGAACTCCACCGACGAAGCATCAGCCTCCAAATACGTTGTGGCAATAGCCTCGATTATCGCCATCAGGCCACCGTCACAGTCGCACTAGGAGGGGTCATCCTTGGCAGCACACCGAACAGGTCGAAACGGGACTCATCCAGAATGTCGCCAACGTCGGACTTGAACAGGATCGAAGTAAGGGGATCCTGAGACTTCCATGTACCGCCCGTTATCTGTACCTTGCCATCGCCATCATAATCCGACGCCGTGTTGACCATGAAGGACTTGTATTTGCCAGAGTTCACATCTAAGAAAGTTGTTATCATCGCCGAGAAAGCATTTGTCGTCGCAGAATCAGCAATCAACCCCGAGTAGGCGAGGCCATTTTCGTTCCAGTCTTGGGCGAGGTCGTCGGATCCGTCGCCGTACAAGGCTTGCATGTGGTAGTTGGCAGCAGTCGTATCCCCGTTGAGTTGCAGCAACGCTGTACGCATCGCATGGGCATATGCGCTTCGCCAATACAGGATCACGACGAGATCCATAAACTGGCCCCAATCCGTGGAACTCCCGTCATCAGGATTGGTGAACGTGACGGACGCCGTGTCCGCTCCAAGCGTCGTAGACGCCAAAGCGACCCATGCCTCACCGTCAGTGATAGCGCCCGTCGTGGCGTCGATATATGCGGGAAGGGCCATCAGGCGACCTCGTATCGGATAATCACAATGCCCGCACCGCCATCTGCGCCGGGGGT